ATCTCTCGGTTGCAGTTATCATATTGTTAATATTAGACACAATCATCTCTTTTACAACTAAGTTTTACGTTTTTTAGACTTACCTGCTTCGCTTAGAGCAATTGCTATTGCTTGTTTTCGTGATTTTACCATCACCACTTATGTCAGGAAATTTTTTCTTTTTCTTCATGCTCTCAATGTATAGTTGGTTTTATAAGATTTAGCAAGTCTCTTCCATTATGATCCATAATTTTTTGAAACTCTATCTCTGATAAGTTATTATGATACAATATTTTAGCTACAGCCATCATGGATCCCGCTAAAAGTATCTGATCTTCTTGACTTTTGGTAGTTTGATCACAAAAGGCTAGTAAATTATCAAAAAATTCTTGTAATCTCTCGGTTGCAGTTATCATATTATCAATATTAGACACAATCATCTCTTTTACAACTAAGTTTTACGTTTTTTAGACTTACCTGCTTCGCTTAGAGCAATTGCTATTGCTTGTTTTCGTGATTTTACCTTCTTTTTTGATTTTCCAATGTTTAATTTTTTTTCTTTAAACTCTTTCATTACTTTTGACACTTTTTTAGAGGTTGAACCACCTTTTTTAAAGCCTTGTAGTGATGTATATTGAGAAGGTTGTACTCCTCGTTTAATTAATTGCGCTATTTTTTTAGGATCAATAGATTGACCTCTTGCTTTAAGTTGTTTTTTTAATCTTCTTATCTCTGCTGTTGAAAATTTTGCCATTAATTACTTCTTTGTTTTGATAAATTAACATTTGCTCTTAATTGAGCAATATCTTCTTGTGATTGTATTTTTTCTTGCGACATTTCTTTTTGTTGATCAACTTTTTCTTTATCAAGTTCTAAACGTTGTTGGTCATCGAAAGCTCTTCGTTGTATTTCTGCTTCCTGAATGTCTAAATCACGTTTTTTCAATTCAAGTAATGGGTCAGTTTGATTACCTTCTAAGTATTCTTGTTCTTCTGCTACCATTTCTTCTGTTCTTTGAGCAATAAGAGCAGCAATCTCTTTTTCATTTTGGATTTGAAACTGTTGCATTAGCTCTGGTGGTACTTGTCCACCAAATTGCGCCGCTTGTTCTTCTATTAATGGTGCGTTCTTCGCTTCAATTTCTTCTTTTGCCTGTTGTGAAATATGATCGGATACGTGACTTTGCAAAATTAATAATATCTGCGGATTATTTTTAACCAAATATGAAGACATGAAAGCACGATGTGCATTGATATGTTGTTCATGATCTTGTCCAGGAAAGACTTGCAACTGTGAACCTTTTAAAGAGTTTGCATTTTCTTTTCCAGGGTCAAGAGGAGCAGGCGGTTGGGGTGGTGGTAATATTGCTTCTATACCATCTACACCTAATGCCATGTACATTCTTCTGTATGCTTCATAAATGTTATGTAATTCTGGATTGCTTTGCGCTAATTGTAATTGTGTTTGTGCCAACGATATACGTTGTGTCATAGAAAAGATATTCGGATCACTTACAGGAATTACATCAACACGATCATCGAAGTCTGCTAATTTAATTTGTCTGTCTCCACCACGTACAGAGTACGGATATGTTGGCGGTAAATATTCAGCGAATACTCTTGCTAAAATTTTAAACTCGATATGTTGTGCGTAATGCAATCTTTTGTGTATACTTGACATGACCCGTGAACCACGTTCCAATAATGCCATTGTAGTACCAACTGGATTGGATTGTGAACCATCTCCAATTTTTTGATCAGCAATAGAAGCGAACTCTCTACCACTTTGCACGACAAAACCTAATAGTTGATATAATACTTGATCAGGGCCCTTGTACGGTAATGGCATTAAGCCATCACGAATTGCACCACCCGGTGCGTCTACGTCTCTAAATTCTCCTGGCTGTATTGGTGAATCATCATCCCTGATTCTAAGACCACGGGCCTTGAATCCTGCTGGTAAGTTTGACAATGTTCCCGCATCAATAAGCTGACGGAGCGCTGAAGTGGCCGTTCTTGATAAACCCCCAAGCATATGGATAAGACCAAAGCCGTAAAAACCAAGACCAGGTAAAAACTTAAAGTGTACGAAGTAAGGTATTTTTTGTTTTGTTGGATCGTTAGGTTTGTAGTTTCTGTAGATAGATAAGACTTCGCCTGAGTTTTGATCAACTGTGATAATATAAGGAAGTTTGATTCCAGTTTGTTCTCCATTCTTGTCTAAATCTTCGAATGCTTCTATATCGCATTCAGCATGAAACTCTATTAGATTAAAGTCATACTCCTCATCTGTTTTTTGCACACCTTCAAGTTTATCCATTTTTTCTTGAATAGGATTTTCTTCAGAGATACCTGGATTTAAATCTATGTCTCGATAAAAACCAGATACTTGTTTTTTACGTAAATCATTTTCTGACATTTTTAAAACATGTGCAATACGTTCTGCTGACATCAAGTCACTAGCGTTGTAAGGAACAACTAAATCTTCACTAGGAATAAATTTTGCAACAGCTCTATTTTTCTGTCCATCATAATAAACTTTTTTAAATGCAGAACCTGCAAGAGGTAAATGAAAAAGTAATTGATCCATCTCAGGATCATACTCTTGCATCACATTTGTAATTTGATAATTCATAAAATCTTTTACACGTTCAGCTTGTGCTTCTTTGTCTTGAGAAATTTCACCAACAATATTTACATCGACAGGCCCTTTAGCTGGTAACATTTCTTTGTAAGCGTGTGCTTGAAATTGTGTAACTGATTCGGCTAATAAAGGATGTGTAACACCACTTGCTCCTTGAAAGGGTTGTGATCTTTCATCGTATTTAAAACCAAGTAAGTCTAATCCTTTTGAAAAGCCTTCTTCCCAATCTTTTCGTGAACTTTTATCATCTTCAAATTCACCTAATAATTTATTTGAAATTCTTGTTAATTCATCTTCATTTACAACTTCTGCTAAGTTTGCATAAAAATCAGTAGAGGGTGCTTGTAGTGGTGGGTTAATTAAAGCTCCACCATCTTCCGTCATCTCAATATTTACTTCTTCGGATTCTCCAGGTGCATCAACTATAATTTCTTCTTGAGCTTCTAGCTCTGCATTCTCTGGTTGTATTTTTTTATCTATAGCCATAACTTCCTTTTATTGTAATTTAGTCAAACATTCTACCTAATTTATTTATGCCTCTTTCAATGAAATTTTTTGTGCTATCTTTAGCCTCCTCAGCAGTTAGAATCATATCACTGGCTTTGGCTTTTTCAAGAGCAGAACCTTGCATCATATTTATGCCATCAATAAGAAGATTAATATTATCTTCTGAGGTTCCTCCAAAGTTTACTTCTGTATCCCCTATCGATTTTGCTTTTGCAAGAGCTAAGGCTATTTCTATTACTTCACTATCATCTAGAACTTCTCTACCTTGTCTTTTATATATATCTTTTAATACAGTTTCTATCATATTTAAATTTTCATCAGAAATATTTTTTGATGATTCAGCAGAGCCACCATCTTTGAAAGAAGGTATCTTTCCTTTTAAAAAGTTTTCTAACATATTTTCACCCTCAACCATTTTTGCTGCTGCTGGTTCAATTATCATTGGATCAATAATATTTTCTTTTCCTTTCATCGCTAAGTCAGCAACTTCAGGTGCACCTACAACTGCTGTTCCTATAGGGCCTGTTGCAGCACCAGCTATCTTACCAAAAGCTCCTTTACTAACTAAAGTGACAAGAGCACTTAATGCTGCTTTTGCTTTTTTCGTTTGACCTGCTTGAAATAATTTATCTATCTGCGCTAAAGTAAAATCTAAATTTAATTTTTGTTTAGCATTCATTTTAACTTTATCAGCTAACTCTTGTATCTTTGTATAAACTTTTGATTGTATGTTTGGTTTATTTACACCCGTAGCTGTTGCTTTGTTTTTAAATACAAAATCAAAATTGTCATCAAAAAATTTATTTTGAGCAGACATAGGAATTTTAACTTTATTGTTTACAACACTTAGAACATTTTTATATTTTGGTTTAATTTTAACTTTACCATTCTTATCTGTAAAAGAACCTTTTGTTATAAAGTCTCTTCGCATTTGTTCAGCGTAACCAGATAAAAAACCTGAGCTTCGTACTGCGTTTAGTTGATCAGGATTTAAACCTTTCAGAGCCGTGGTCCGATATTTTTTCATCGCTTTATTAAAACCATCAAAGTCGTCTGTAAAATCATTTATATTGGGAACTTTTATTATTTGATTTATTTGTGCTTCAGTAATTTTTGCTTTTTTCGTTTGACCTGCTTGAAATAATTTATCTATCTGCGCTAAAGTAAAATCTAAATTTAATTTTTGTTTAGCAT